ATGGAAAGACACGAACGCATCGCCAGGGCCATCAAGGCCAGCGGCAAGAAGAAAGGCGAGCTGGCCGCTGAAATCGGGGTGGCTGCGTCAGCCGTGACCCAATGGATCACCGGCGAAAGCAAGAGCCTGAAGCCGGAAAACCTCTACGGCCTTGCCAGGGCAACCGGGTTTCGCGCCGAGTGGATTGCCATGGGCGAAGGCCCTGAACACGATGCGCCGATGGACGATAACGTCGAGCTTACGCGCCAGCCGGCCGAGTCATTCAGATACCCCGTTATCAGCTGGGTGGCTGCGGGCGCCTGGTCAGAGGCGGTGGAGCCGTTCCCGCCTGGCTTCTCGGACCGTTACGAATTGTCCGACTACGACTCCAAAGGGCCGGCGTTCTGGCTTGAAGTCAAAGGCGACTCGATGACCTCTCCGGTCGGGCTGAGCATCACCGAGGGCACCCTTATCCTGGTCGATACCGAGGCCGATGCCCAATCCGGGAAGCTGGTGGTCGCCAAGCTGTCTGACAGTGACAAGGCCACCTTCAAGAAACTGGTCGAGGATGGCGGCCGCCGTTTTCTCAAACCGCTGAACCCGGCTTACCCCATTGAAGTCTGCGCGGAAAATTGCCGGATCGTGGGTGTCGTCGTGCGCGCATTGCAGAAGCTGTAACCGGCCTGGCACCAAGGAGTCCTACAGATGGCCCATTCATCCCAGTACCAGATTCGCGAATCCGTGCTAAGCATCGAAACCGAAGTGGGCAAGCTGCTTGATCTGGCAGAAATGCTCAAGGCCGCAGGCAACGAGGCCTTGTCCGCGAAGATCTCGATCCAGGCACACAAGCTTCTCCAGGCCGCAGTGGCCATCAGGATCGCTTCGGCGGACTGAGCAAAGCCTGCAGATAAAACCCGCCAATGAGCGGGTTTTTTTTCGCCTCCATATCCCTCGACACGTACGAAAACTTTACACATCTTTCGGCGCCTCCGCGCAGGATCTTGCCAAGGGGATTTGCCTCAAATACTGTATGTACATACAGCTAACAAGGAAGATTCATCATGCAGAGAGATTACTCGCCCACGCCGTCAGCTCAGGACTCCTACGAGCTATTGGGTCGAAGAATTCAACGTCTCGTTGCTTCCCCTGGTGTGCAGAAGATTCAGTCCGTCACCGTATCCAGACTCGAAAACGAATCACCCGAGGCTTGGGAGCGGGTGATTCGCGAGATTGAAGAAACCAACGGCGTACGTCTGGACCGGATAGCTCCGGACGTGGTCCGGATAGGGTGGCGCGAATACATGGACAACTGAACGAGCCCGGCAAAGAGCCCGCTAATGAGCGGGCTTTTTTACGCCTATAAATTTCAGTATCCTGAAATTAATTATTCAGCATGCTTGACTTAATAATTTCAGCTTGCTTAAATTAAGTCCAGACAAGCAGCACAGGCAGCGATGCCTCGGGAAACCGGAACGCTCTTTAACATCGCCAGACCGCCGAGCCTTCAGGCATAGAAGGCCAGCAGACCCAACAGGGGCGAGCTGCGAACAGGTGTGACAGCCAAAGAAAAAGGCCGTCATTCAAGCGACACGCAGGCCCCAATCGAAGCGGGAAGCGTGATACCGGATAAGCGACCGGTGCCTGGGAGAACCGAACATTTCATTCATGGCCTTGGCGACAGGGCCATGTGGGGAATGAGCTGGTAGAAACGAGATCCCTTGGCCGCTCACACCGGCCCTTTTTATCCAACATGCCAGTACGGAGGTCCGAGCATGGAGTTCTTAAATCGCCTGCTCGACAAACTCGATTGGGCAGTTGCCGGTTTGATCGGCGCCGTTATTGCAAGTTGGTGGCACAAGGAAGACCTGACCGACCGTATGGCCTGGATCATCTTTCTGTCCACTGGCGCTGCCTGTGCGCATTACCTGACGGGGATGGTCAGCGCGTATTTCGACATCATCGAGCCGCGCAATATGGCGGGTGTCGGCTTCCTGCTGGGTACCTTCGGTGGTTCGCTCATTGCGGCAATCACTCGTGCCATCAAGTCCGCCGATCTCTGGGCCTTTATCCGGTCCAGGTTCGGGGGAGGCAAGTCGTAATGCCTGTTAGCCAAGAACTTAAACCTGTGGGAGCGAATTCATTCGCGAGGGGCCAGTGCATTCAACATCGACGGTGACTGGCAGTACGCATCGCGAATGAGTCGCCCCTACAGCATTTGCGCTAAAGCCTTACCTGCGCACTTATTCACCCGAAAACACCCCCCAAACCCACCCGCCAATGAGCGGGTTTTTTCATTATGGAGATCCAAAAAATGGGCAAGCTTGCCAACGGCTCGGCCGTACAAACCTATTACGTGGAAGAGGTGGCTGGCGCGATTCCAGCGACCCCGGCCTGGAAACCGATCCGCTTTGTCAGCGCGGGTCTCACCCCCACCATCAACCAGATCGAAACGGCAGAGATGAACCAGTCTCGCCAGCGTCCGCCAAGTCGCGGCGGCACCTACAGTGTTGCCGGTGATATCGCCGTCGAGCTGTCTTTCAAGAGCTTCGATGACCTGATCCAGGCGGCGATGCAAAGTACCTGGGACGCTAATGCCCTGGTCATCGGCAAGGTGGAGCGCTCGTTCGCGATTCTTGAACGCCACACCGACATTGGCGTGGACTACGTCTACCACGGCTGCCGCGTCGGCACGATGGCGATCAACTCGCCATTGAACGCTCCCGTCGGCGTCACCTTCAGCATGCTCGGCACCAAGGCCGAGAAGTTCACACTGCCTGCTGGCTCGACGTTCGTTCCGGCAACCGGCACCGACATCATGGTCACCACCAACCTGGACCTGATCGAAGGCGGCGTCCCCGTGGCATATGCCACCGAGTGGAGCGTCAACCTCAACAACGGTATGGAAGCGCTGTTTGCCCTCGGCAGCCGCGAAGCCTACGACATCAGCAATGGCGTCGCGGTGGTCACCGGTTCCATGAGTGCTTATCTGGTGGATGCCGTGCTGTGGGACAAGGTGCTCAACGAGACCTCGACCTCACACAAGATCGTGTTCACCGAAGGCGCGGACAGCTACACCCTGGAACTGCCCAAGGTCCGTTACACCCAGGGCCAGAAGCAAGTCAGCGGCCCTGGCGCGATCATCCCGCAATACACCGTCAGCGCCGGCTACGACGACGCGGCTGGCACCACCATGAAGATCACCCGCTCCGGCGTTTGATCGACCTCGCTTACCAGGCCCGCCACCGTGCGGGCTTTCCTTTTATGGAGAGACACAGATGACCACCAAGAAAGCTGCCGTAATCAAACCGTTCGCCCTGTCCGACTTTTTCACCCTGGATGCACTGGTCAAGGGCAAGGAACTGCCAGTGCCAAAGCCCGACGGTTCGGCCAGTGGTTTCAACCTGCTGGTAATGGGCTCCGATGCCCCGGCAGCCCGTAAGGCGCTGCTGGAAGCGACCCGCATTTTGCGTGATGGCGCCAAAGACGACATCACCGCCGAAGAAGAGGCCGAGTTGAGCCACCGCGCGAACCTGCACTATCGCTCGGCCCTGGCCTTCGGCTGGGACTTCCCGGTTCCGTATTCGCCCGAAGCGATTACCGAGCTGTTGCTCAACAACCCTGGCCTGGCCGTTGAAGTCGAGAAGCTGGCGAGTGATCGCGCCCGTTTTTTCGCTTAAGAGTCGACGACCTTCTCACGCATTGGGAGGGCGAGGCGAAACTCAATAAAACGGTGGCGGGGTCTGGCGCATCGGTGCGGGACCACCTGACCCGTGTCTGGAAATTGACCGGGCACAAGCCTCGGGAACTGGACGTCGCGCCAATGCCCGAGGGTATGAGTTACCTGGCCGGTTTGTACTGGGAGTGCAAACGCACCAGCGACCCGCTGACCTGGCAGGAAATGCAAGCCTGGACCCGGATGATGGATCGCCAGCTTGAGCCCGAAGAGGCCCGGGCACTGATGAAGATGGATGCCATTCATGGGCGGGTCATGGGCGAGGCGTGAATGGCGGGCGCTCCAACAAAAATCATCGTTTGCTGCGCGACAGCGTGGCGTTTTTTATGACAAGGAGAAAAGTATGACCGAGTCAGCCCGTCTCGTTATCACGGTAGACAGCTCGCAGGCTTTGGCGGCCGGTCGCGATCTTTCAATGGTTGAGCGACAGGTTTCCACCAAAGTGTCGGCTGTGCTGTCCCTTGTGGGGAGCCCGGCCAAGGATGCTGTTACCGTTGCTGCTGGTGGAGGTAGTCAGTCTCGGCAGTCGGCTGTGGACGCTGAGGTTGCCAAGAGCAAACCGGCTGAGGTGAAAGCTACGCCCTGGGGTCAACTCACCCAGGGCGCAGAGACCCTCGTCAGTGACGCTTTAAAGAAGATTCGCAAGGATGTCGACAGTGCGTTTGTTGACGCCTGGAACGACGCTGGCAAGGGTTTTAAACGCACCTTTACCGACATCTGGAAAAACATCGGCAAGGGGTTCAGTGAGACCGCCCTCAACCTCAAAAACGGTTTCAAACAACTGCTGGCCGAACTGGCTCATGCCGCAATCACACGTCCCATTCTCCTGCAGATTGGTGCGGCGTTTGGCGTTGGCGGACTGCTGGCAAACCAGAGCGGCGCCTCGGCTGGTGCCGCCGGTGATGGAGTAGGTGGTGTACTCGGCGCCGTGAAAAGTCTGTTCAACCTTTCTGACTCCGCTTTTGGCAAGTCGCTTTCGTCTGGCTGGGGTGCGGGAGACGGACTTTGGGGCGGTTTGAAAGGGGCTGCCAGTAGCGGTTATGACTACCTTTCCGGTTTGTTTGGAGCCGGTGCAAACAGCGCGTCAAGCATGGCCTCTGGCGCGACCGCTGCGGCCTACTCCGGTCCGCAAATGGCGAATTGGATAGCGGCTCAGAACAACAGCACTTTTACGGGCGCTTTGGGTGGTTCAGGCGCAATCCTCGGCGGTTTGCTCGGTGCATATCAAGGTTGGAAGATTAACGGCTTAAAAGGTGGAATTGGCGGCGGTCTGGGAGGTTGGGGCGGAGGTGCATTAGGCACGATGGCAGGAACCGCTGCAGCGTCTGCGCTCAGCGGCACCGCCATGGGCGCCGCGTTTGGGTCTGCCCTGCCGGGCATTGGCACGGCTATCGGCGCAGCGCTGGGCGCGGCTTTTGGTTCAAAGCTGTTCGCAGGGAAGTGGCAAACCAAGGATCAGGGGATCCAGCTCGGTGTCACCAGCGGTGAACTGAATGCTAACTCCTTCGAGTACCAGAAAAAGAGCGGCGGTCTGTTTGGTAGTAACAAAAAACGCACCAAGCTCTCTGCACTCGACGAAGCAACCCAAAAATCACTCGACGACGCCTACGACTCCACCGAAGGCGCGGTAAAAGATCTCTACAAGCGTCTGAACGTCACCCTGAATGATGGCGTTCTTAACGGGCTGAACATAGCGGCGCTGCAGATCAGCACTAAGGACAAGACTGACCAGCAGATCCAGGCGGAAATCGGCAAGTGGTTCGGCGGCGTCGCGGACTCCATGACGTCGGCCATCGATGCCGCAACCGGCGCTGGCCTGGCAGGCTACGACTTCGAAGGCCTGACCGACTTCGTCAATAACCTCTACACCGTCAACGACGCGTTCAATACCCTGAACCTCAAGCTGTACGACGTATCCGTTGCCGGCGGCAAGATGTCGGAAGGCCTGGTCAAGATCGCAGGCGGCATTGACGCGTTCAAGACGGCCACGGCGACCTACTACGACAACTTCTACACCGACGTGGAAAAGGCGAACAACGTCCTCTCGGCAGTGGCCAAGCAGTTCGCAGACCAGAAAGTCGACCTGCCTGATTCGCGTCAGGCGTTTCGAGCTGTTATCGATGGCCTCGACCTGACAACCGAAGCCGGGCAGAAAATGTTTGCCACGCTCACGCAACTGTCCGGGAGTGCGGCGGCGTCTTACACGATTCTTGAGCAGCGAGCGGCCGCAGCTAGCCAGACACAGGCCGAAGCTTTGAATGGTGCCGTGACCAAAGCAATGAGCGCCGTTCAGCGTGCAGTCTCCAGCCAGCAAAAGTCACTGACCGACGCCTACAACGCTCGCAACGCCTCCCTCAACGATATGGCATCGACGGCTCAGTCCAATGTTTCTGCCATGACGGCGGTCAGCAACTCTTTGAAAGGCGCGCTCAAGTCATTACTCGGCACTTCGGACGATGCTGTGAAAATGCTGCACAGCCAGGCCCAAGCCACCTTGCAAAGCGCCTTGGCCACGGCCCGCGCTGGCGGATCACTGACAGGCTTTACGGGGCTGGACGACGCGCTGTCTGCAGTCACGTCGAACAACACCGATCTGTACAGCTCACTGGAAGCATTCAACCGGGATCAGGGCCGTACCGCGAACGTCGTCGCCGAGCTGAACGCCATCAACGGCACCCAGCTCACGGCGCAAGAGCAGTTGCTGCAAACGGTTCAGGACCAGATCAAGCAGGCCAAGCTCCAGTACGACACCGAGATGGGCAAGCTGGACAAACAGCTCGAGTTCGCTCAATCGCAACTGGATGCCCTGAACGGCGTGGACACTTCGGTAATCAGTGTGACGGCGGCGCTTGGAGCATTGAACTCGGCGGTCCTGGCTGCAATGGCGGTAAAACCTGCGGGTTCGGCAGCGGCAAATACACCTCAGAACAATACCGAGTTTGTTAAGGATGCTTACCTTGATGTGTTGGGGCGTGACGCTGATTCAGCAGGTTTGGCTTACTGGGTCAATCAGTTGCAAAGCGGGGTGCTCAGCTACAGCGATCTGAGCGAAGCGATCACCAACGCCGCGAAGAGCAACGGGGAAATACCGAACACCGTGAAGCTCAAAGGGGAGGTCCAGGCCCTGTCAACGGGCGGGAATCACCTCGGCGGTTTGCGCATTGTGGGCGAGGACGGGCCAGAGCTTGAAGCAACGGGCCCGAGCCGGATCTACAACGCCAATCAGACCATGAAGTTGCTCAGTGGTGGCAGCGACTCCAGCGAAACCGTGGCCGAGTTGCGTCAGTTGCGCGCCGAGATGGAAGGCAGCTTGAGCTGGATCGGCAAATTCATCGAACAGACGGCGAACAGCACGCGGCAGATGAAAGACTCTGGCGTGCAGATCGTCGGCACCATCCAGACGAAGGTGGCCGCATGAGCATAATGAGGGTGGTTCCACCCGTAGAAATAACCGTCGACAAGATCGTCGCCAGCAACGTGCCGGAAAAAGACAACCCACCCTGGGATGTCCGCACGGCCTACGTCATCGGCGCCCGTGTGATGCTTAATCACATCAACTACGAGGCGCTGGTGGCGCACACCGGACGAAACCCGGAAACCGATGCCGTAACGCCCGCTGCATGGTTGAACCTGGGGCCCACCAACCGTTGGAAGATGTTCAACAAGCGTCAGGGCAACACATGGATGATCGGCAGTTTCACCACCAACCCCGAAAGCATTGACCTGACCATCCGACCCGGCGTTCGAATCAACTCGTTCGGCCTGGTGGGGGTACGAGGGGCTAGCGTCCGTGTGGTGATGACCGTGCCCGGGAGTACCACTCCCGTATACGACAAGACCTTCAATATATCGAGCAAGGCGGGGGGCACCTGGTATCGCTATTACTTCGGGCAGTTTGTTACCCGGGATAACGTCGCCCAGTTCGACCTGCCGCCATTCAACAATGCCGATATCCGTTTCATCATCAGCGCACCCGGCAGCGTCGCACAAGTGGGCATGCTGGTTATCGGCATGACCAAAACCATCGGCGTTGCGGTTTATGGCACCAGCCTGGGCAGCGAAAGTTACTCCCATATCAAGGAAGATGCGTTCGGTAACGTCAATATTGTTCCGGGCGGGGAGCGGCGTTACGTCGACTTCAATGTCGTGATGACGGGCGATCAGGTTTCAAGTTCATTGCGCACACTTAATCTGCTGAAAGACACGGCCGCATTGTATGTCGGAAGCGAAGATCTCGATTACACCATTATCGTGGGTCGCTTCGACAGGCTTGCAATGGGGCTGCCTACTTATAATCGGTCTGAATATACACTTGAAGTAAGGAGTTTAATGTAATGGCGATTCCACCACGGATTGATCCGATTCCTGACCCACCCCTACCTACGGACTCTGAAACGGTCTTTGATATAAAGGCGGGTGCGTCCCTCACAGCTCAGCAAGCGATGGTGCCGCAAATCAATGCCGCGATCGCTTTCATTAACAAAACTGCGGTGGATGCAAGCGACGCAATAGAGGCTTCGGCGACAGCTGTTGATGCGAAAAAGTCTGCTGTCGCCAGTGCTAACAATGCTGCCGCCTCCGCCGCAGTTGCGGAGGCATCTCCTGGTTCCATTGGAAATCTCGCCCTGTTTCAAGCCATTACCCTTTCATTTTAAGGAACCATCATGTCCAATACTTTTACTGCGCCATTTGTCCAGAAGTACAAAACTCAATCGGCAGTTGTTACTACTGCTCTAGGTGGCATTGGTTCTGATATGGTTGTCGGTGCACAACTGCTTACAACTGCTGGCGTTAACGGCGCCGTGGTATCTCGGATCACCGCTATGCCCCGGGGAACTGTAACGGCGACTTCGCTGGTTTTGTTTGTTGTGAAGACCGACGGCCTTTACAGGATTAAAGACTCCGAGTTGATGCCCGCTTATACATTGGCTCCAACTACCGCTATCCCGGAAACAACATTCGGTAATATCAGTTCTTCAAATCTTATGTATCTGGAAGCTGGTGATAGCCTTTACGTCGGCTCTCAGGTTGCCTTGGCAGCAGGAATTGTATTCTCTATTGAGAGGGGTGATCTATGACCGCAAGAGAGATGGGGAATCCTTTTGGTAACCCATTGGGTTTACCTCGTGCCTCCGGTACGCCCTCTATTGGAGATATCACACTACGAAGCAATGACCCTGGTCCAGGTTATCTGAAGGCCGATGGCGGAGATTATTTGCAAGCTGACTTTCCTGGCCTGTATGCAAAGATAGGACAGCAAGCTCCGATGAATAAAAATCCTCCACAGCCCGTATTTAGTTTTCCTAATAGTTTGACTTTTAACTATGTTGTAGGAGGTAACGGGATTTGTGTATGTATTACCAGTGGATCAAATGTTTCATATGTCAGTGTGGATAGAGGGGTAACTTGGAAATCGTCCGCCCCGGTTGTTTTTTCTAATGGAATTAGCGCTTTAGTTTTTGCTAATGGGATATTCTTCGCTTTTGGCACTTCCAGTTCAAGCGATATGCTGTCCAATAAATATTATACGTCTCTAGATGGCCTAACATGGGTGGCTAGGTTTTTGCCGGTGGCAGGGGCGTGGAGAAATGTATTTTATCTAAATGGTACGTATTTGGTAACTGGGCTGGGTGATAAGTGTTTTACGTCCGCTAACGGGTTTGACGTTTGGGTACAGCGATCTTTGCCGGGTACTGGTTTTTGGTCTGAGGGTGTTGTGTATGGTGGTGTGATGGTACTCTTGCAGATTGGTACTCAGCAAATAGCTGTCTCTAATGATATGGTTAACTGGCAGTCTAAAATTATACCTGGAGCTAATTGGTATACCATATGCGCGAGTGGTGGTTTGGTTGTGATTGCTAGCTCTCTTGCGTCTGTAACTGCAGTTTCAACAGATGGCATCTCTTATTCGCTCGGTAGCTTGGGGACGGAAAGCTCGGTTAAATTTATGACTTATGGGGACGGTATGTTTTTCGCACTCCCAGGTCTGAATTCTAGACCGGCCCTGTGTTCATTGGATGGTTATGATTGGCGTCCTACGCCGCCTTGGTATCATGACTACAGTTGGACGGGATTGACCTATGTAAGTAATGCTTTTATCGGAGCGGCTAAGAGTTCCTACGGAATGATCTGGCCTAGATATTCTTATGATTCAGCTACGTCTTTTGCTGTGCCGTATATTCCGGTAAATGGGCTTACCGCTTACATAAGAGCGAAATAATCATGATCAAAGTCGAGAATGGTACAGTCACCCGAGAATTGCTTCCTGCTTTTCTAGTTAACCTGCTGCCAGAATCCCTAGCCGACCTCTCATGGACCGACCCAGCACTGGGCGTCCAAAACTGCGCATGGTGGCCAGAGGAAAACACCGAAGGCGAACTGGCCCCCAACAAAAAGTGGGGTGCCGAAGTCTTCACCCTCGACCCTGATCGAAAGGTCGTCAAGGTCGCTCGAAAGCAGGTCGCAATGACTGCTGCCGAAAAAACGGAGCGGGACGAGGCAATTGCCGCTCAATGGGCAAACCTCATCGAATCCCGCCGCTACCAGGCCGAAATCGCGGGCATCACCATCAACAACATGCGCTTCGACACCGACGACCGCAGCAAGACGCTGATCACGGGCGCGGCGTTGAAGGCCATGCGCAGTACGGATTTCGTTTTGCGCTGGAAAACGGCGGAAGGCTTCGTAGACCTTCCAGCCGCACAGGTGTTGATCATCGCCGATGCCGTCAGCGACCGAACGCAACTTTGCTTTGATCGGGAAGATGCGTTGCTCGGCGCGGTGGCGGATGGTTCGATCACTGCGGCGATGGTGGAGGAGGGCTGGCCGGTATGATGACCAGCAGGCTCTACCTGAAAACCCCGACACGTTCGGGGTTTTCTGTTTCTGGGGTTTGATCACTCGGTGAGGTTTTGCCTGCGAAGTCAGTTACCAACACTGAACTTAAGCCCGCCCCAACCCCAGGAAGATCCGGTGCGCTGATAGCAACCTGGCTGATTCTTGGGGGTGGCGTCGCAGCTGACGGTGTAGCCCTTATCGGAAACTTCCCGCCCGCCCGTGTCAGCAACGCCTCGGTCGCTGTAGGAGGAGCATCCGCCAATAACGGCGAGGGTAGAAATGGCAATAGCTATCTGTATTTTCATGGAGGCTTCCTTGCAGTAGAGAGCACAGGGTATCGACAAGACTGATGCCCGTCTAATTTCCCCATCATTCAGCCCGCCATCGTGCGGGCTTTTTTTCATCTGGAGAAAAGCAAATGCGCACATCGCAAAAAGGCGTCGCGCTGATCAACTCGTTCGAGGGGCTGCGTCTGACTGCCTATCAAGATTTCGTAGGCGTCTGGACCATTGGCTATGGCAGCACTCGCGGGGTTACAGCGGGTATGAAAGTGACTGTCGACCAGGCCGAGGGGATGCTCCAGGCCGATCTTGCCCGTTTCGGAGCAGAGCTTGAAAAGCTGATCAAGGTGCCGCTGAACCAGGGGCAGTGGGATGCCTTGATGAGTTTCACTTACAACCTGGGGGCCGCGAATCTGGCGTCTTCAACGCTGCTGAGTCTGCTCAATAGCGGCAACTACGCCGGGGCAGCCGAGCAGTTCCTGCGCTGGAGCAGGGCCGGTGGTCAGGTGCTGGCGGGGCTTGTGAAGCGCCGGGCGGCGGAGCGGCAGCTGTTTCTGGGGGCGCGATGAGCGGTTATGCGAAAACCGGTGCAATCCTGTTTCTGGCCGTCTTGGCCGGTATGGCGCTGTTCGGTGCGTTTTACCAGGGGCAGACCACCAAGAACATCGAGTGGCAAGCGAGATGGAGCCAGCGTGACGCCGACGACGCCCAGGCGCTCGCCAAGGCCGAAGTGGATGCCCGAACCCTGGAACAGCAACGGCGTCAGGCCATAGACGAGGTGCAACGCGATGCAACGCAAAAACTGGAACAGGCGCGCACTGATGCTGCTGGTGCCAACGCTGCTGCTGATCGGCTGCGCGAGCAGGTCCGGAGACTATTACTCGCCAGCGATAACGCCTGCGGCGATCCCGGTGTTGCCCCAGGCCGCACGCCAGCCAGCAACCCCGGCAATCTGCTCGCCGTCGTGCTCGATCAGTCTGTCGCACGAAATCGAGCGTTGGCAGCGGTCGCTGATACTGCCCGATTGAATGGGCTGGCGTGTGAGGCGGCTTATGAGGCGGTGCGGGGGAGGGGGCAATAG